ATGGAAATTACAGTAAAGATACAAGCTGATGAATTGGCAGGAGCTATCAATAACCTTGCCGAGGCATTACTTGTTGACAATAACAAGCTTGCTGAATCTATCAGCAACCTTGCTTTATCAGTAAGTCCAATAGAGGCAGTTAAGGCAGAACCTAAGAAAGTAGCAAGAGGTTCACAGAAAGTTGAGGACAAGCCAAAGCCGACTGAACCACCAAAGGCAGAACCAAAAGAAGAGCCAAAGGTCGAAAAGGACGAACCTCAATACAAGATTGAGGACATCAGAACTGCTTTTGCAACCTTTGCAAAGGCTAAAGGCAAGGACAAGGCTAAGGAGATTTTAGCACAGTTTAACGCACACAAAGTCACAGAACTAAAAGAAGATGACTACAACGCAGTTATGAAAGTATTGGAGGGATAAAAATGCCGGAAGTACACGCAAGGCTTTCAGCCTCAGGCAGTAAGAAGTGGCTGAACTGTCCCGGTTCAATTCAGATGGAATCAGAGTTTCCTGACAAAACATCAGCTTTTGCAGAAGAAGGCACTAATGCTCATTCTCTAGGTGAGGCAAAACTAAGACTTGCACTAAATCAGTACAACAGAGTTAAGTACCACAATGCTATTAAGAACCTTGAAATTACAGAGGATATGGACGATTACACAGACAGTTACAAGGACTTTGTAATTGAAAGGTTTAACGAGGCAAAAGGAAAGACACCTGATGCACAAATCTATATTGAAAAGCAACTTGACTTTTCTCTGTGGGTTCCTGAAGGCTTTGGTACAGGTGACGCAGTAATTATTAGTGACGGTACGCTTGAAATTATTGATTTAAAGTATGGTACAGGTGTAAGGGTGTCAGCTAGGGACAATTCACAAATGCAACTTTATGCACTGGGTGCAGTTAGTGCCTTTGACTTTCTCTATGATATTAAGCAAATAAGAATGACTATATATCAGCCTAGAATTGACAATATCAGCACAGAAACTATTAGCTTTGAATGTTTAATGGCTTGGGGTGAAGCAGTCAAGACAAGGGCAGAGAGGGCCAATAACGATAATGTAACGGAGTGTGTTGCAGGTCCTCATTGTGATTCAGGTTTTTGCAAGGCTAGAGCAGTATGCAGAGCATATAACGAAGAAAGACAAAGACTTGCAATGTATGACTTCAAAAGACCTGCAAAGCTTACTATTGAGGAAATAGCAGATATTATTGACCAAGCAGACAAAATCAGCAAATGGGTAAAGACAGTTAGTGACTATGCCCTAGATCAAGCACTTAACCATGGTGTAGAAATACCGGGTTTTAAATTAGTAGAGGGCAGAAGTATTCGTAAATACTCAAAGTCTGATGAAGAAATAGGCAACCACCTAATGAGCCTAGGATACCAAGAAAGCGACATTTTCAATAAGTCAATAAAGACTATATCTAATATGGAAAAGCTACTGGGCAAAAAAGGTTTTAATGAAATTTTAGGTGACTATGTGGTAAAGCCACAGGGCAAACCTACCCTTGTACATAGTGACGACAAAAGACCGGCTATAAACTCAACTGCAAATGCAGTAGAAGATTTTAAGAATATTACAAATAAAGGAGAATAAAATAATGGCTAACAATAACGAAACAAAGGTAATCACAGGTAAGGTAAGATTTTCATACGCAAATGTTTTTGAACCAAGAAAGAATGATGACGGTACTGAAAAGTACAGTGTATCACTTCTTATTGATAAGGACGACACAAAGACAATCAATAGCATTAAGAAGGCTGTTGAAAGTGCAAAGAAAGCAGGTGTTTCAAAGCTTGGTGGCAAAATTCCTGCCAAGCTAAAAGAACCTTTAAGAGATGGTGACGAAGAAAGAGAAGATGACGAAAACTACAAGGGCAAGTACTTTGTTAATGCTAACACAACAACAAAGCCGGGACTTGTTGACAGTAAGGGCAGACCTATTATTGACTCAACAGAGTTCTACAGTGGTTGCTATGGTTATGCATCTATTACCTTCTATGCCTTTAATTCAAAGGGAAACAAGGGCATTGCCTGTGGTCTTAGCAACCTTATGAAAACAGATGACGGTGAGCCTCTGGGTGGCAGAAGTAGAGCAGAAGATGACTTTGCCAACCTTATTACAGAGGATGAAGACGATTTTCTAGATTAATATGAAAGAGTTGAGCATTGATATAGAAACCTATAGCAGTGTTAATCTACTAAAATCAGGTGTGTATGCTTATGCAGATGCACCTGATTTTACAATCTTGCTTTTTGCTTATGCCTTTGACAATGAAAAAGTAAAGATTGTTGATACTGCTTGTGGTGAGAAAATCCCTGATGAAATTATTAAAGCATTACAGAATAAAGAAATAATCAAAACTGCTTTTAATGCTAACTTTGAAAGAACTTGTTTAAAGAAGTATCTAGGCATAGATATGCCACCTAGTCAATGGCATTGCACAATGATACAAAGTGCTGAACTTGGACTTCCAAAGTCATTAGCTGGTGTTGCAAAGGTGTTGGGACTTAAGGAACAGAAGGATAGAAGTGGTAAGGCTTGTATTGATTATTTTTCTAAACCCTGTAAGGCTACAAAATCAAACGGTGGCAGAACAAGAAACTTGCCACAACACAACACAGAAAAGTGGGAAATATTCAAGAGCTACTGTATTCAGGATGTAGTGGTTGAAAGAGAAATTAAAAGGAAACTTGATAAATTTCCACTACATCCTAATGAACAGAGGTTGTGGGAGTATGACCAAAGAATTACCGATAGAGGTGTTGGAGTGGATGTAAATATGGCTAAGAATGCTATTCAGTACAGTACACTTCATAAAGAAAAATGCCTTGAACTGTCAAGAAAGCTAACGGGACTTGAAAACCCTAATTCAGTTGCACAACTTAAAAAGTGGATAGAAAACCGTACCGGAAACACCTACGAAAGCCTTAACAAAAAGGTAGTAAAAGAAATACTTTCACAAAGTAATGACCCACTGCTAAAAAAGGTTCTGTCTTTACGGTCTGAACTTTCAAAGACTTCTACAAAGAAGTATGAGGCTATGGTTAATGGTGTGTGTTCTGACGGTAGAATAAGAGGTATTCTTCAGTTCTATGGTGCTAATCGTACCGGTAGATGGGCAGGTAGAATGGTTCAAGTCCAGAACCTACCACAAAACCATATTGAAGATTTGGAACTTGCTAGGCAGACAGTAGTTGACGGTGACTATGAAATGTTTGAACTTCTCTACAATGTACCTAACACTCTTTCAGAACTTATCAGAACTGCTTTTGTACCTAGCATAGGCAACAGATTTATTGTGTCTGACTTCTCAGCTATTGAGGCAAGAGTAATAGCCTATCTGTCAGGTGAAAAGTGGAGAATGAAAGTGTTTGAAGAAGGTGGAGATATTTATTGTGCATCGGCAAGTCAGATGTTCAAAGTACCTGTAGTTAAGCATGGTGTTAACGGTCATCTTCGTCAGAAAGGCAAAATCGCAGAACTTGCACTTGGCTATGGTGGTTCTGTAGGTGCTTTAAAGTCTATGGGTGCTTTAGAAATGGGACTAAAGGAAGAAGAACTGCAACCTTTGGTTGATATGTGGAGAAACACCAACAGACACATAACATCATTTTGGAAAGAGTGCGAAACCTCTGCAATGTTAGCAATTAAGGGACAACCACAAAAATTAAAATGTGGTGTGTCATTTTATGAGCAGTCAGGAATTCTGTTTGTAGGACTACCATCAGGCAGAAAACTTGCATATGTCAAGCCACAAATAGGAGAAAACAAGTTTGGCAGTCCATCAATTACATATATGGGTATGAACCAAACTAAAAACACCTGGGAAAGGCTGGAAACCTTCGGCGGAAAGTTAGTGGAGAATATAGTACAAGGCTTTGCAAGGGACTGTTTAGCTGAATCTATAATCAGGCTGGAGGACAGAGGTTTTAAGTGCAATTTCCATGTTCATGATGAAGTTATATTGGATGTTCCGATAGGTGTTTCATCAGCAAAAGAAGTAGCCGATATAATGGGCGAACCTATCCCATGGGCTAAAGGCTTACTGCTAAAAGCTGAGGCATATGAAACACCATTTTATAAGAAAGATTAGGAGTGGTAGATATTAGAAAATTCAGTATTGCAACCGGTTTAAGTGTAAATACAAAGTTGTGGAAGAACTGTACTATCACCTGGGATGAGTTACTAAAAAGGCTTGAAAAAACCACCAGAACACCTGAAACACAAGGTGAATATAGAAATTTACCTAAGTCAAAACAAGACAGTATTAAGGATGTTGGTGGCTTTGTAGCCGGTAACCTAAAGAACGGCAGAAGAAAAAGAGAAAATGTAAACTACCGTTCGATAGTTACCCTTGATGCAGATTTTGCAAGTGAAGATTTTTGTGACACAGTTGATATGTTTGCAGAATACACATACTGTATTTATTCCACACATAAGCATACACCGGAAAAACCAAGATTAAGATTACTTATTCCACTGTCAAGAGATTGTACACCGGACGAATATGAGGCAGTCGCAAGGTGCATTGCAGAGGATATTGGTATTGATATGTTTGACGATACTACATACCAACCCCAAAGGTTAATGTTCTGGGCAAGTACAAGCATTGACGGTGAATATGTATTTAAACATTCGGAAAATAAATTACTTGATGTTGATAAGGTACTAAGCACCTACACAGATTGGAAAGATGTTTCACAATGGCCTTATTCATCAAGAACAGTTAAGAACAAAGAAAGATTATTAAAAAAGCAAGAAGACCCAGCCACAAAAAAGGGTGTAATAGGTGCATTTTGCAGAACCTATAATGTGCGAGATGTAATAGAAAAGTTTTTACCTGATGTGTATTCACCTTGTGAAAATGATGATAGATATACCTACATTAACGGTAGTACCTCAGCAGGGTTAGTTATTTATGAAGGTGGAAAATTTGCCTATTCAAATCACGCAACAGACCCGGCAGGTGGAACACTTTGCAATGCCTTTGACCTTGTAAGGCTACATAAGTTTTTAGACTTAGACGATAATGCAAAAGAGGGTACTCCCACAGTAAAATTGCCTTCATATTTAGCTATGCAGGACTTTGCCTCTAATGATAAGGAAGTAAGACTTCTAATGCACAAAGAGAGAACACAGTCTTGCACAGAGGATTTTAAGGGTATAGTGGAAAGTGAAGAAAGTAATGACGATTGGATACTTGAACTTGCAACAGATAGCAAGAACAACAACCTTCCTACAATAGATAATTGCCTAAAGATTTTTAAGAATGACAGTCGGTTAAAGGGTAAAATGGCGTACAACTCCTTTACAAGAAGGCATACGGCTTTAGGCATATTGCCATGGGACAAGACAGATGAACAGAGAGAATGGACTGATACAGATGATGCAGGACTAAGGCACTATACAGAAAGCCTATACGGTATCAAAAGTAAAGCATCAATTCAGGACGCATGGACCTTAGTCAGTATGGCTAATCAGTACAATCCGGTACAGGACTATTTATCAAGCCTAGAGTGGGACGGTATAAATAGGGTAGAAACCTTGTTTATAGATTACCTAGGTGCTGATGACAATTTATACACTAGGGCATCAACTAGGAAAATGCTTACTGCCGGTGTGGCAAGAATTTTTAATCCCGGTGTTAAGTATGACAATGTTCTTGTGTTAGTAGGTCCACAAGGTTGTGGCAAAAGTTACATTATACGAAAACTTGGGAAACATTGGTTTAGTGATACTTTGACAACTGTACAAGGCAAAGAGGCATATGAACAGTTACAAGGCTTTTGGATAATTGAAATTGCCGAACTGTCAGCACTTAGAAGAAACGAAGTAGAGGCAGTTAAGCACTTTACTGCAAAGTCAGAGGACGCTTATCGTGCAGCATACGGACACCATACAGAGGTAAGGAAAAGGCAATGTATCTTTGTTGGAACAACTAACCAACACGAATTTTTACGAGATACAACAGGTAACAGAAGATTTTTTCCTATTGATGTTCATATTGATAGGGCAGTAAAAAATGTTTTTGATGACTTAACAGACTATGAAATTGACCAAATATGGGCTGAGGTTGTACAGATTTATAAGCAAGGTGAAAAACTGTATATGGATACTGATGAGCTAAGAAAACTATCAGAGCAAGAGCAGAACCAGCACTTTGAAGAAAGCCCATTAACCGGTGATGTGGTGAAATACCTTAATACACTTTTACCTGAAAACTGGGCAAGAATGGACTTAAGTGACAGACGTTTATTTCTTAATGGCAATGACTTTGGTGTTAAAGAAGAAGGTACAGTTGTAAGGGATAAGGTATGCCCACTTGAAGTGTGGTGTGAGGCTTTTGGTGGAGATAGGAAAGATTTTAATTATCAGAAAAGTAAAGAAATCAAGGACATTATTAACCGTACAGGAGAATGGGAGCAGGTGAAAAACAACTTTAAAT